AGAAAATTGAATTTGATCGTTTATTTGAACGAAAATTGGAAATCAGAATGGGGTGGTGATATAGAGTTTTGGTCACACAATCATGAAAATAATAAACCAAAGCAATGCGAAAAAAAGATTGCTCCATTGTTCAATCGAGCTGTTATATTTGATACGGCACAAAACTCCTGGCATGGCTTACCAGAACCTTTGAAGTGTCCAGTGGGTGAGATGAGAAAAAGTTTAGCAGTTTATTATTTGACAGATGTTGACGAAAACACTAGAAATAGGTTTCGTGCAAAGTTTGTTCCATACAAGGATCAAGAAAATGATCCTAAGATAATCGATTTGATAGAAAAAAGAAGCGATAACCAAACAGCAAGTTCTGTATACGTGACAGGAGTATAATATGATTATAGATCTCGGAAGTGGACCATGGCCTAAACCTGATGCAACAGTCCGCGTGGATGTAAATCCATGGCCTCATGTTAATGTTCAACATGACTTATCGAAAGTACCTTATCCTTTTGAAACCAATGTAGCAACCAAGATATATTTTGGTGATGTCATTGAACATTTGTCGAAGTTTATTGTTGATGGAGTTCTCAAAGAGATTCAACGCATTCTAAAACCTGGTGGTTGTCTAGAGATAACAACACCAGATATTGAATGGATTGCCGAGAGGATATACAAAAAAGATTGGCATCTTATGGCAAATGTTGATTGGTTAAACAAAAACAATGATCCTTTCGAAGACGCCATGGAAGTAATCTATGCTGGATGGCTGCATGAAACAGATCGCAAGATTCCTGGTATGGGTCATATAAATGGCTTCAATGAGGATAAGTTGAGAAAATACTTGACTAGAGCTGGATTTTCAAATATAATGCGTGTTCCAGATTTAAGAAACCCCGAGCCTGCAAGAGGCTGTGTATTGAAAATGGTAGCATATAAATGAAGCAGGTTCTCATTACTGGTGGTGCTGGTTTTATTGGCCTCAACTACATCAAACATATATTGCAAGTTGATAAACTTGATATAGTTATTGCCGATAAACTAACATACGCGAGTAATCCTAAAGAATTGATTTACACAATGGGAATAGAAAATCATTGTATAGACATTGCTGATAAACAGTCTGTTGAATTGTTGTTTTCTAGACATGAGTTTTCTCATGTAATACACTTTGCTGCAGAAAGTCATGTTGATCGATCAATACAAGATTGTAAACCATTTGTTGATTCTAATATCATAGGAACAATAAACCTATTGGAACAATCTGTAAAGAATAAAGTGCAGAAGTTTTTGCATATATCTACAGACGAAGTATTTGGTGAAGTGATCGAACCTAACAAGTTCAATGAAGAATCAAAGATAGAACCAAGGAATCCATATTCTGCCAGTAAGGCTTCTGCTGAGCATTTTGTTATGGCATATGGAAACACATATGATTTGCCTTATATAATCATCAATTCATCAAATAACTATGGACCTTGGCAGCATCCGGAAAAGCTCATTCCATTGACTATAAATCGTATATTACGGAATAAGAGTATACCTGTATATGGTAATGGTCAACAGATTCGTGATTGGATCTATGTAAAAGACTCTGTTACAGCCATACATCGTGTATTTCATGCTGGTGCAGTAAATACTAGATATTGTATTGGTGGAGAGAATGAAACAAAAAATATTGATTTGGTGAACATGATTGTTCAAAAGATGAATGCTGATCGTTCTTTGATTGAACATGTGAGTGATCGACTTGGTCATGATGTAAGATATTCTACTGATATCAGTAAGATCAAAAATGAACTTGGTTGGTCTCCAAAATATAGTTTATCAAATGGTTTAGATGAAACAATATATCATGAGGTAAAAAATGATTACGGTAATAGGTCACGGATACATCGGAACAGAAGTTATCAAGAAACTGATTGAGAAAGAAATCAAGTTTACTTGGACCTCACACAGCAACTATGTTCCAATTCATACAAATGTTATCATCAATGCAGCTGGATATACAGGATCACCCAATGTTGATGCATGTGAATCCAATAAAGAAAAAACTATTGATGGTAATGTGTCATGGCCATTAAAACTGGAACGCGCACACCCAAATATTCCCATTGTCCATATATCTAGTGGTTGTGTGTATACTGGATACACTAAGGATTATACTGAGGAAGATGAATCAAACTTTGATTTCGATAATGGTAGCTTCTACAGTGGTTCAAAAGCATTGGCACAGAGATTGTTGATGCCTTATATGAATAAGTCATATCTTCTTCGTATTCGTATGCCATTTGGCAACACAGAGAACAACAAAAATCTTCTGACCAAATACATTCGTTATCCGAAATTGATTGATTATAAAAACAGTGTTAGTTATATTGATGATGTCGCAAATGTTGCTATTCATTTTGCGACCGAGAGACCTCAGTTCGGTATCTATAATGTTTGTAATCCTGGTGCAGTAACAACGAAGCAAGTTGCGGATATGATGGGTTTGAAAAAAGAATGGTTTACAGAAGAAGCATTTATGGCTGCAGTGAAGGCACCGAGATCCAACTGTGTGTTGAATGTTGATAAATTGATGAAAGTGTTTCCTATACAGAACAGTTTATCAGCCCTACATAAAGCCATTTTGAAGTATTCATGACACAAACAACATCAAGTTTCACCAAACTTGGCGCCAAGATGATTGAAAAACTATTGACTTCCAAGTATGGCTGTACTATAATAACCTCTGCTCAGTTCGATGAGGCTCGCGGTATGTGGCTGTCCACATATCATGACCCGTCTTTGGAGAAATACAATGAAAGCAAAATTGCTAAAAGTAAACCCAAAAGAACAACTTCAAATAATAAAAAATTGGAAAGAAAAAGAAGAAAAGCAAAAAAGTGAACAACCTGTGCAATACTTCTTTACTGTTACCGTAAAAGATTACTTCATGAATCTATATGAAACCCTCTACAGGGTTTTATGGAGTAATCCTGTTTATTATATAAAGTATCGCACGACTCATAGATATAATATTCTTGAAACAGGATTGGAACCAAACTATTACGACTTTGATAAAAGAATCCTGTATGGTTTGTTCAACGAATTGGTCAATTTTGTTGAATGCGAAAAAGCATGGATGAACATCGTTTTCACTCCAGGAAAGGATGTAAGAGGGTTATTTGCCAAGTATCGTTCACCTCAGCATGGTGTTGCATATCTCGAATGGGAAATGGAAGTGGAAGGTCAAGCAACAGAAGCCAAAGAAATCCTAGAACTGTATAAATGGTGGAAAGAAGTATATCTAAAACGACCAGATCCTATAGACGTATCTGGTTGGTCTGCATATTGCGATTTAAATCGTGAAAACGGTCGTGACATTCTTGAACATCATAATAATCGTTCCGAAGATGAAAAACAAAAAGAGCGAATGCTAATTAAAAATCTTCACGAAATAGAAGAAGCATATGCAAAAGAAGAAGAGGAGATGCTTCTTCGTTTAATCAAAATCCGTAAAAGCCTTTGGACATAATAGGAGATAATCATGAGACAAGTTGAATTCTCGCAGCGTAAGTATGATGGTAGGTGGGTGTTGTGGTCATATGAACCCGATCCTACGATTGATATGGAAGAGTTTCACAATCGTGAGATGCTAATTCCATATCGATGGGTGCCTCGTAAGGTATATGATTACATGGTGGAGATCACCTAATGAGTAAGAATGTAAAGATTGTAAAGCTGATCACCGGCGAAGAGCTTTTGGCTGATGTTGAGGTTCGTCAGTATACGCCACCTAAGTATCTATTGAAAAATGTTGTAATGATAGCTATAATGCCTTCTAGATCGCAGCAAGCACAAGCATCTATCGGATTGGCTCCATGGATTCCTTATGCTGAGAATGAGCCTATTGAGGTTTCTTCAGATCATGTTGTATATGTTGCTAAGCCTGTAAACGAGATGTTGAATCAATATAATTCGATCTTTGGTGGAATCATTGCACCTTCTAAATCGCTCATCCTGTAAGGAGAAATGATGGATTTTTATACCAATGTACAATGTATTGGCGATAACATTTTGTTTAGAGGAGTGCAGGCAGGTAAAAGCGTACAATCAAAGATAGCATTTCAACCAGAACTATTCGTTCCTTCAAAGAAGCCCACGAAGTATACGACTCTTTTTGGTGAATATGTTGATGTGGTTCACCCTGGTGGTATACGAGATTGCCGCCAGTTTGTGGACAATTACAAGGATGTTTCTGGTTTCGCGATTTATGGTAACACCAAGTATGAATATGCATATATCGCAGAAGCTTTTCCTGATGACATAGACTGGGATACATCTCTGCTGAAGATTGCAATAATTGATTTGGAGGTCGGTTCTGAGAATGGATTTCCGGAACCAACACAAGCAATTGAAGAAATAACTGCTATCACCATCAAAAAGAACGAAGATTATTATGTCTTTGGTTGCGGCGAATATAGCTCAGCCGAGGGCATAAACTATGTTCGTTGTAAGAATGAATATGATCTGATTAAAAAGTTTCTGTCTTATTGGACAGAGGATTATCCTGATGTTGTTACTGGATGGAATATCAAGTTTTTCGATTTTCCATATTTGATCAATCGTATTGGTAAACTATTGGGCGAAAAAGAAGCACTGCGTCTCTCGCCCTGGAGCCGGATTAGTTCAAGAACAGTATCATTGTTTGGTCGTGACAATTTTGCATATGAGATGCTTGGTATATCTATTCTAGATTATGTCGAGTTGTATCGTAAGTTTGCACCTGATGGTGCTTCTCAGTCATCATATAAACTCAATAGCATTGCCAATTTTGAGATTGGTGAGAAGAAGATTTCATATGACGAATACCAAAACCTACATGAGTTGTATCGACTAAACTATCAAAAGTTCATCGATTATAATGTTCACGATGTTCGATTGGTAGAAAGATTGGATGACAAACTAAAGCTTATTGATCTAGCAATGACTCTTGCATACGATTCTAAAACAAACTATGATGATGTGTTTACACAGGTTCGTATGTGGGATTCTCTGATTTACAATCATTTGCGTAAGAAAAACATTGTCATACCACCAAAGACTGATAATGAAAAAAATGCAGCATACGAAGGTGCATTCGTCAAAGATCCGATTGTTGGTATGCATAGTTGGATGGCAAGTTTCGATTTGAACTCACTTTATCCTCACTTGATTATGCAATACAACATCTCGCCCGAGACATTGATAGAATCTAGTGATTACAACGAAGAGATGCAACAATTTTTATCCAATAAGATTACAGTTGATGATTTATTGGCTCGTAAAGTGGATACATCTTCGCTCAAGGAATTTAATGTTGCATTGACACCGAATAAGCAGTTATTTCGTACTGATAAGCAGGGTTTTTTGGCTGAAATGATGCAGCAAATGTATGATGATCGTTCAGCATACAAAAAGAAAGCTATTGAGGCTAAGAAAGAACTTGAGTCGGGTAATGTTTCTGCTATCGATAAGTATGACATAGTGAAGCGGATAGCAAGGTATAACAATCTACAGCTGGCAAAGAAGGTTTGTTTGAACTCTGCTTATGGTTCATTGGGCAACAAGTTCTTCAGATTTTTTGATGTTCGTCAAGCCGAAGCTATTACTTTGGCTGGTCAGCTGTCTATTCGTTGGATTGAACTTCGTATAAATGAATATATGAACAAGATATTGAAGACAGAGAATGTGGATTATGTGGTTGCATCGGATACAGATAGCATTTACCTTACACTTGATGCATTGGTACGTCAAGCTTATGGGTCAAAAATTGAAAACACAGCAGCAGAAAAAGTCATTGACTTCATGGATAAAGTGTGTCAAGAGCGTATACAACCATTTATTGATAAAGCTTATAAAGACCTTGCTTCGTATATGAATGCTTATGCGCAGAAAATGCATATGAAACGAGAAGCTCTTGCTGATCGTGGCATCTGGACAGCAAAGAAGCGATACATTATGAATGTGTATGATAATGAAGGTGTTAGATACGCAAAGCCTAAACTAAAGGTTATGGGGCTTGAAATGATCAAGTCCTCTACACCAGAGATTATTCGTGCAAAGATGAAGGATTGTATCTCGATCATTATGAAAGGCACAGAAGCGGACCTTCAAAATGAAATCGAATCATTCAAGAAATCTTTCAAGGAACTACCACCAGAAGAGGTATCATTCCCTCGTGGTGTAAATGGTATGCTAGAGTATTCTGATGCCATGAATATATACAAGAAGGGAACACCGATTCATGTCAAAGGTGCTTTGATTTATAATAATATGATCAAGAAACTGGGGCTGGAGAAGAAGTATCCTAAAATCAAAGATGGCGACAAGCTCAAGTTCACTTATCTCAAGTCTCCCAATGTTGTGGGTGATACAGTCATTTCTTATCCAATGAAACTGCCTGAAGAATTCGGTTTACACGATCATGTAGATTATGATATGCAGTTCGAGAAAACCTTTGTGGAGCCATTACAGATCGTCATCAATTCTATTGGCTGGAAAGCCGAGAAAAAAGATGACTTGCTTTCTTTCTTTAATTGATGTATAATATATTTTTTGGAGGCGTATATGAAGAATCCTTTTGCTGAATTGATCAAAGAAACCGGTAATGAGTATGCAGGCTCTGTTGATGATGGTATTGAAGCTGGTGATGTTACAGGTTATGTTGGAACCGGTTCGTATGCTCTGAATGCATTGCTTTCTGGCTCAATCTATGGTGGATTGCCACATAACAAGATTACTGCTTTGGCTGGTGAGCCTGCCACCGGTAAGACATTTTATACACTTAATGTGGTGAAACAGTTTTTGATTGATAATCCAGATGGTGGTGTATTGTATTTTGAGTCTGAGTCTGCATTAACTAAGCGAATGTTTGTGGATAAAGGTATTGATGTCAAACGTGTGCATATGGTTCCCGTAACTACGGTTCAAGAGTTTCGCACTCAGTGTATTAAAGTGTTGGACAAGTATCTTGAAACACCTGAGGCTGAACGCCCACCAATGTTGATGGCGCTGGATTCTTTGGGCAATCTTTCAACGGATAAAGAAGTATCCGACATGTCTGAGGGTAAAGATACTCGCGATATGACAAGAGCACAGTTGATTCGTGGTACATTCCGTGTTATTACGTTGAAGCTTGGTAGAGCTAAGGTTGCTTTGGTTGTTACGAATCATACTTATGATGCTGTTGGTGCATATATCCCAACTAAGAAGATGTCGGGTGGAACTGCCTTGGAGTATGCAGCATCCACGATTGTATTTCTTTCAAAGAAAAAGGAAAAGCAAAATGATGAGGTAATTGGTAACATTGTAAAATGTAGGCTGCAAAAGAGTCGATTGACGATTGCTGATAAGGTCGTTGAGACATTGTTGCGATATGATTCTGGTGTTGACAAGTATTATGGTTTGTTGGATATTGGTATCAAAGCTGGTGTGTTTAAAAAGGTATCAACCAGATATGAACTACCTGATGGCACTAAAGCATTTGAAAAGAATATCCTCGAATCACCAGAAAAGTATTACACCAAAGACATTCTAGACACAATCGATGAATATTGTAAGAAGGAGTTTCTTTATGGTAGCAAAAATCAAAAAAGTAGTGAAGAAGAAGGAAACAAAGAAAGGGAAACAGATGAGATTGAATGAGCTTCGATCTTTGATTGAAAGAGTCAAAAATGAGCTAAAAGATAAACCCAAAAAAGATGTTGATTATACATTTGTCTTCGATGAACACAAAAAAGACGATATTGCAACAATCAAACTGCTCGAAGGTGAGTATGCTGGTGTAGTGTATGCATATTCAAAGGTATCTGTGGCTGACAAAGAAAACGAAGATGGTACCTTGAATATGAGCTTTGAATTTATGATTGTTGACTCGAATGGTCTGGAAGAGGCTACTTTTTCTAATAACAAGAAGTTCGAGAAGACCATTGGTGACATTTTAATATCGATGATCGTTGAATCAGCTATCACAACCTCTATGGAGGAATTGAAGAATGAAGAAGCTGGAGACAACTATACTGAAGAACCTGATACAAGAAGAAGAGTACGCGAGAAAGGTTCTGCCGTTTCTGAATGACAACTATTTTTCAGAGAAGAGCGAAAGGATAGTATTCAAGCAAATCAAAGAACATATCATAAAGTATAATAACACACCCACAGCTGAATCATTACACATAAACATTAATGCACTCGACAATCTTCGCGAAGACGAGGTCAAGAGTGCATTGACTGTTTTAACCTCTATTGAAGAGATCAAAGATGAGAAGAGTGATCAATCATGGTTGATTGATAAAACAGAGAAGTTTTGTCAAGAGAAAGCTGTCTATAATGCTGTATTGGAATCAATCGGCATTCTGGATAAAACATCAAAATCGAGTAAAGATAAAGGCGCGATTCCTCAGATTTTGTCTGATGCATTGGCTATTAGTTTTGACAATCATGTTGGTCATGACTATTTTGATGATGCGGATTCAAGATATGATTTTTATCATAGAACTGAGAAGCGCATACCATTTGATTTGGATTATTTGAATAAGATCACTAAGGGTGGTTTGCCAACCAAGACATTGAACATTTTTATCGCAGGCACTGGTGTCGGCAAAAGTTTGGCAATGTGTCATATTGCTGCATCATTTATGGTGCAAGGGTATAATGTTCTTTACATTACACTTGAAATGGCTGAAGAAAGAATAGCAGAGCGTATTGATGCGAATCTTTTGAATGTTGCTCTTGATGATCTATTGAAGCTGCCTAAAGACATGTATGATAAGAAGATCGAAAGAATCAGAAAGAATACAACAGGTAAACTAAAGATCAAAGAATATCCTACAGCATCTGCTAGCAGCATTCATTTCCGCAATCTATTGAACGAGCTTGCATTGAAGAAGAGTTTTAGACCTGATGTGATTTTTGTGGATTACTTGAACATTTGTTCTTCATCAAGAATCAAACCAGGATCTAATGTAAACTCATACACCTATATCAAGGCGATTGCTGAAGAGCTTCGCGGTTTGGCAGTCGAGTTCAAGGTGCCACTGATTTCCGCAACGCAAACTACAAGGTCTGGACAAAATTCTACTGACGTGGAGTTGACGGATACAAGCGAATGTATTTGGGTCGAAGAAAAAGTCACGATGATTGATGGTTCTATCAAAACAATGGAAGAAATCGTACCCGGTGATCAAATCATTGCTAATGATGGTTATAAAACGACTCTGTTTGTACATCACAAAAAACCTAAAGATTGTGTCAAAGTTACTTTGAAAAGTGGGAAAAGCATCATAGTTTCTAAAGATCATGTTTTCCCTACATCTAGCGGTAGAAAGAGTGTGAATGATGGTTTGAAAATCGGAGATATTTTACATTCTATTTAAAAACAGAGGAAAAATATAATGCGCAACATTGAAGATATTTGTTTTGAAAAAGCTTGTCAGTTGATCAATTGTGGTTTGGTGAAAATGGATCTCTTCACCCTAACTGATCTTCTTTTAAAACTTGAAAAAGAAAAATATGAAAAAAATGAGATAACTGATAAAACAATATCATATAATGACGAAATAGTTTCTATTGAAGAAGTTGGTATTGTCGATACTGTCGATATTTCTGTATCTGGTGATAACCTTTTCTATTGTAACGGAATATTGACAAAAAACTCATTTGGACTACCCGCCACGGCTGATTTCATGGCTGCATTAATCTCTACAGATGAGTTGCAAGCTTTGAATCAGATCATGGTGAAGCAGCTAAAGAACAGATATGCTGACTTGACGACTAATAAGCGATTTGTATTGGGTATCGATAGAAGTAAAATGCGACTATACGATGTTGAGCAATCGGCACAAGATGACATTGTTGATTCTGGTCAAAAGAAAGGAGCTATTGATGAGAAAACGATGAAGAAGGTTCTCGAGTCACCATTCGCAAAGAAAAAGTTCAATACTTCTGGATTAAAGGTGTGATATGAAAAACTATTATTACGAACTGAGAGAGCAAGAGGATTCTATGTTTTCTTGGGTTGTTGTAGAAAATCAGACGAAACAGGTTGTGGAAGAGTTCTTTTTCGAAGATGATGCCATGGAGTTGACTGATCGATTGCTTGATGGTTATGGTTTCGACGGATATACACCATCATTTTTTCTAAAGTGATATGTTTATCTTTGACGATGTTCTTCAAAAACTGCATAAGATGGATCTTCGAAGAGGAGAATATCTTCACATAAGCGAACTAAAGAAAAGATTATCCTCTGTTTTGAAGAATAGGGTAAAGATTGATACCGGTCAGGATGACACTCTTGACCGGTATCAACACATCATGTCCGGATTATATCTTGAGGAGTATGGTAAGATATTATTGATCATTACTGGCAGCGAAAACACTAAAGGAGTGGTGTTTATAGAAGACTTAGATAGATTCAAGTTTTGTGTGGCGCAGATAGTTCAGCACGAATACGTTCATCATTTACAGCATATGAAGAGAGATGAATTGATTGTTGATGATGTGTTTATGTGCGAGAAGTGTACTGATCATCAGAGGTATTTGGCTACATATGACGAGATTGATGCATATGCATACGATGTTGCATTGGAGTTCAGAAAGTATGGTTGGGGTAGATCAGATATTTTAGAGTTATATAAGAGAGAGTTCAAGAAGGATCATCCTGTGTTGAGAAGGTTGTTGAAGAAATCTTACAAGAAAGTGGAGTTATTGAATGGGCGAGATAGATCAATTGATGCATGATACGATGATAAAGGCTAAGAGTATGGTATTAGAGACGAAGTCGAAAGATGAGTTTTTGGCTGTGACGGCATCATTATTAGCTGTTGTTCAGGGTATGTATGTGGGTCATATGGGGAGTAAAGAGACTGCGAAAATGTTTTATTCTATAGCAGATAGGCTGGCTATTACAAAAGAATAAATATTAGGGTAGTCTATTTGGAGATGTAGATGACTCAATATAGAGTTGATACACACGAGTTTTGGGGTACGAATAAGACCATTTATGAAGTTGTCATGTTGGCAGATCAATATGGTAATAGAGTATCAAGTGGTAATCCATCTGGTATGGCTGTTGATGGATTTGGTCGCGCTAGGGTATCTCAACCTTTGACATTGTTCGATTCCAGTCATCGTTATAGCGATAATCAGTTATGGTATTCTTCTAATACTGGTGCTGGTAACAGCACTATAACATTTTCTGCCAATCAAGGTTTGATGGAGTTAGCAGTGTCTAATGCTGCTAATGCTGAGATTATACGAGAAACGAGTCGTGTATTTTCATATCAACCAGGCAAATCATTACAAAATATGAATACTTTTGTATTCAATGCAGCACAAACCAATCTTCTTCAGAGGGTTGGTTTTTTTGGTGCACAAAATGGTATATATTTAGAGTTAAGCGACTCAACATTGTATTTGGTCAAGAGATATTATAATCTTGGATCAGTTCAAGAGGAAAGAGTTGCACAGAGTAGTTGGAATGTAGATAAGGTAGATGGATTGGGGCCTTCTAAGATTACCTTAGACATTAATGCGGCGCAGATTTTTTTCA